GTATATGGTATATCATTAAATTTATTATAAAAATGGTTTATAGTACTGTTATTTGTACTATATTCTAATTTATCGAACTTAATCATAGAATATAGTAAAGAAACATCTATAGATTGCTGTAAATTAAAGTGATAGAGCAACTCTTTCTTATCTACTGTATATAGTTTATTAAAGTCTTTCAATATCTCATAGACACGGTTTTTATCAACATTTAAGCCTTCTGTATGATCTATCGGTATGATAAAGCCATGAGAACTTTTTAAAGGTCTGATATAGACAGCAACTGTATTTGTAAGTTTCGGGTGATAATAGAAATTAGAAGGTACTACATATACAAAAGCACCTAATCTACTAAACTGTTCAAGCCTTTCTAATTGATTTTCTGTTTCAGAAATGTAAAACACTATAACCTTTTTATTTTAATATAACTAATTTTTTCTAAATAACCAACTAATACCCGGAAGAATACCCTCCTCCACCTCCTCCTCCAGAGGACGGTGCACTAGAGCCACCAAATACGTTCACAGGAATAGTAGGTTCTTGTGATCCGGTAACTTCTTGTTCAATCTGAGTAGTTTCTTCTTCATCTATAACTATTTTATCTAAATAATTATGAGGTACACTAGTATGTTTAGCACCTACCATTGGTCCTTTCTCAGGGTGTATATGATACTTACCTACATATTCTTGATTAGTACCTCTAATGGTAAACTCTTTACCAGGGGTGAATAAATCTTCTTGAATTTTTTTAAATTTATTATCAGATATAGAATCTTCTTCATCCTTTATAAACTCTGAATAAGATACGAAATAATTCTCAGGAAACCTAATAACATTCTGCTCTAAGACTGCTTCTTT